TAATCATTAGTGTCTGTTTGGTTGTTTCTCCTTTCTATTACAATACAAAGTTAATGAAAAGATTTGAAGCAACCAAACAACACATAAATAAAATCAAAAAAAAACTAAAATAATAAAACTATGGCAGCATGTTACATAAGCACAGGATTTACTCTTGACTGCAGAACGAACTCCTCTGGCGGAATTAAGACAATGTGGTTGTTAGGTGGTTCAGGAAATACAATTTCAGGTTATACAGTAACTAATTCAGAAGTATCTGCAATTGGTGGAACAGGAACTTGGTTCAAATTCCAATTACCAAAACAAGCAGGTTCTTTAAGTGAAACACTTGGAATCAACACTACATCACAATCGGTAACCTTCCAACCTGAAATCGTGGTAAATTTACCAAAATTACAAACATCTTTAAGAGATACATTTGTAGATATGGTAAGTCAAAATGAAATCTACGCTCTTATTGAAGACAACAACCAAAACTATTGGTTAGTTGGATTAGATAATGGTTTATTGGTTACTGCAGGTTCTTTGAACACAGGTCAGGCTTACACCGACTTGAACGGAGCAACAGCAATTACAATGACTGGTGGGGAACCAACCTCAATCAGACAGGTAGCAGTATCAACTACTATCCAAGCAGTATTTACTGCAGGTGGATTCACATTCCAATCTTAATTAAAACCTTGAAATATGGGGGGTTAAACACTCCCCATTTTCATAAGCCGATATTATATTTATCATATATGAAATTACGACCATACCAAGCACCAAGAAGACAACCGAAAATCAATGATATGTTATATCCACCGGGTTCAAGACAACCTGGTAATGTATGGGTTGGTGCTGTTGTTATGAATGTACCTGAACCAACTTGTCCAATATTTACAACACAATATCTACAATCATCAAGTGTTACTATTGGTTTTGGCGGAGTAATTATATTAAGTTTATACACCGATAGTGGTTTAACAACACCAACAAATGCGATATGTGATTATGTTGTGTCTGGAACATTTATCAATGCTGGATACGAATATAATTTTTCAAGAACAATATTAAGTGGGTCATCAAGTTTTTCAGGTTTTACAGGAACTGGCCCTATTACTGATGTAATAACTACATCAGTTATACCAAGTTGTGGTTGTGTTAATGTTATACCAGTAATACCACCAACACCTACACCGACACCGACATCAACAAACACGCCTACCCCAAGTGTTACCGCAACAATCACACCGAGTGTTACCCCTACAAATACGGTTACCCCTACAATAACACCGACTAATACGGTTACACCAACATCCACTTTAACACCAACACCAACACCAAGTTCAAGTCCAATTCCATCGGGAACAACTGAAGCCAATACCTTCTTATCAGCCGTTGCCGCAGCGGGTGGAACACTTAGTCCAACAATATCAGCGGCAACAAGAACATTATTTACATCTTTGGTGAGTAATAACTTATGGGATAAATTATCAACATTTTATCCAATGATTGGTGAAACACAAGCAAGTTGTAAGTTTAATGGTAAAAACCCACTTGATACAGATGCGGCATTTAGATTAACATATGCAGGTGGAATAAACACCAATAGTGATGGTTTGATTTTTAATGGAACAAATAGTTTTGCGGATACATACTGGAACCCGAATACTAATTTACCAACAACAAGCGGGCACATATCCATTTATGTAAAAACCATAACGGGAACTGGTGGATGGTTGGGAGTAAACGCGGGCGGAACACCAAATAGATTTTATATGGGTAATGCTGGTGCCTTTAATTCAATCAACTCCAACGCTGAACAATCATTTCCAGGAACCGCAACGGGATTTTCAGTTATGACCAGAACGGGAACAACCAATGTTCAAATATACAACGATGGTGTGTATAATAGTTACGCCGATGCTTCAACATCAAATCCAAGCCTTAATGCTGTTATTGGTGGTAGAAATAATAATGGAACAGCCAGTAACTTTACAAACTTCACTATTAACTGGACAAGTTTTGGTCAAGGATTAAATCAAACAGAAAGTGTGGCATTAACAAATATAATAACAACTTTCCAAACAACACTTGGGAGAAATTAAAAAATATGAAAGTAGGATTATTAACAATAACAGAAAAAGAAAGTTTAGACGGACAATTAGTTCAAGTGAATTGGTATTTTATGCCAGTTCAAGATTGTACATCAAATTGGATTATATCAACCGAAGAAATTGATGGTTCAATTTATCCACAAAATGAATGGGTAAAAACAATACCTTTAATTGATTGGTGTGGTCCATACATACCACCATCAGGTTCAACGATGAACTAATCTATGTATAGAATAAATGATATCGCATTTGATGAATATAAGGTAGTGAGTGTTGAATTGGAATTGGATAGTTGTGATTTAATTATGAAGGTTAAATTCACAAAAGATGATGACAGAATAACAAAAGAAAAATCTTATAGATTCAAAACAAATTGTGATGTTAATATAAATAAATTGATTGAAGAGTTAAAAGGTATAATAAATGAGTAAGGTATTTCATAGAAAACAATTTAGTAATTATCTTGGTGAACAAAGAGCCATAGATGATATTATTGCTCAATTCATTCCTGATGGTGGAATTACACCAACACCTACTCCTGTACCTGTAACACCTACGCCTACCCCTTCAATTACCCCTACAAGGACTTTGACACCTACACCTACACCAAGTGTTACATCAACACTTACACCTACGCCTACAAAGACAGGAACACCAACGCCGACACCTACAAGGACACCTGCTCCTGCTTGTGATATTACTTATACAGAATTACCATCACCAACCCCAAGTCCTACTCCAACGGTTACACCAACAAATACAAGTAGTCCTACACCTACAATGACCCCAACTCCAAGTAGTAGTCCTTTACCACCATTTACGATTGGTAATAGATTAGCGTTAGACGCAGCATCTTATCCTGGTTCTGGTAATTGGAACGATATATCTGGTAATGGTAATGTTATTAGTTTATTAAATAGTCCAACATATTCATCATCAAATGGTGGATACTTCACATTTAACGGAATAAACCAATATGGAACAGCACCTAATAGTGCGTCTTTGAGTATTACAGGAACAAACTTTACTTGTGAATATTGGGTTAAAGCCAATACTATTGGTGATTATATTGTAGTTGCTAAAGCACCTTATACAGGTGGCCCAACTCATCAAAACGGAAACTATATGTTATGGTATAGTGATAATTATGAATTATTCTTTACAACTGCTAATGTTGGTGTGACGGATACGAACGCAAGAGTAGCAACATTTACTATGAATACAAATTGGCATCAAGTAGTATACCAATATAGCGCAGGAACTGGAACCTTCTATATGGACGGAGCCTTAATGACTACTATTGGAGCAAACGATGGATATAACTTATTCCCAACAACAAATCCATTACAAATCGGAAGACGAACAGATAATTTTGGTTATTTAGATGGTAATTTAAGTATTATCAACATAAGTGATTATGCATTAACACCAGCACAGATTACTCAAAACTGGAATTATTACAGAACAAGATACGGAATATAAGATATGGCAATACAGATACAATTACAATCTACGAACTATAACGGACAATTAGCCGATATTACCTACTATCCTTGTAGTGGGGGAACTATTAGTTTGGGTTATCAAACCATACCATTTACTTACACAAATGATAATTATGAAGGAACTTATGATTTGTTCTTTTCAGCGTTTAGTCAAACTTGTCAGTTAGTTATTACTTGTCCTACACCTACGCCAACAACCACTACAACCCCTACAACAACACCTACAAATACCCCAACGGTTACACCAACAAATACAAGTAGTCCTACACCTACACCGACTTTAACAACAACACCAACTAATACCCCAACCTTAACTCAAACACCAACACCAAGTCCTGGTCCTGCGTTTGACCCTGATGCTGCGGCTTATCTATCTGCTGTTGTTTCTGCGGGTGGAACTGTTACATCACCGATGTCTGCTGCGACAGATACAATGTTCTTGGCATTAAAATCAAATGGACTTTATAGTTTAATTGATTGTATGTATCCTGTTCTTGGTGGAACAGCAGGTTCTCATAAGTTTAATGCTATAAATCCTATTGATACAAATGGTGCTTATAGATTAACATTTACTGCTGGTTGGACGCATAACGCTTCGGGTATGACCACAGATGGTGTAGGAGGAACTTATGCCGATAGTTATTACAACGCACAATTAGTAGTTTCAGGTGCTGCTGACCAATCAATATCAATTTATACAACAAATCAAAGTTCTAAAGGCGTTCAAGATATAGGTTCAACTAATATCCCATTAGGAACTATTGAGGTTGGTATTTATACATCGTTTGGTGGTAATTTATTTATTCCAAATATTAAATCAGCGGCTTCAGGTTATTTAACTTATTCACAACCTACTCAACAGGGTATAGGATACTATGTCGCATCATCAACAGGAACAAATACTTTAGGAACTAAAGATGGGGCACTTGTAGTAAATGCTGCACAAATACCAGCATTTACAAATCTTACACATTATGTCGGTAATAGTAATGGAAACACTAACATTGGTAATCCATCAACTATAATATTTGCATCTTTTGGAAGACAATTAACATCAGCACAAATGACTACATTATCAAGTATTATAAACGCATTCCAAACCTCATTAGGTAGAAACACATATTAAGATGATAATATTAAACGAAGGTTATAACAATATGAACGCAACTTGTTCAAGGAATAAATCCTTGACTGGTTCTGTTTGCTATTTATTCAGTTGGAAACATAAATTGTCCCAAGAGGTTTGGAGATTTGTACCATATCAAATTCCATCATCAGTCAATTATGCACCAGGTTATGACTTGTTTTCTATTAACATTAACCCCAATAGTGCTGAAACAGGATTAACGGGAGCAACAACAACAGGACAAACAAATGTTCACTTAATAGAAGGTGAGTATTATGTTAAGGTATGGGAACAATCTACTGCTTTATCAGGAAATACAAATCCAAATCTTGCTTATGATGTTGTTTATGAAACCATAGGTAGAGTTAATTACTCTGCATCAACTGCTCCTATCACATATTCAGGAACAACAGATATTTATAAGATATACGAAGGATGATTAACATTGAAAAACTAAACTTTGGAACCAATACCATTACCTCATTTAGGGAGGTTATCAACAAAAATGAACCATTTGTAAGATTTGGTGTGGATAACTTATTTCCTGAAGAGTTGTATATGCTTCTTGATGCAAGTCCAATCCATAACTCAGCAATTAGAGCAAGGGTTGATAACTGTGTTGGTTCAGGTTATGTAAATGATTACAAAACCAATTCTAAACAATACCTTAATGATATATCAAAACAGATGTTCTTTGAGTTCATTGTTACAGGTAATCTGTTCTTGGAAGTTGTATGGAGAAAAGATAGAAGTGAAGGTTTGGCAGGTTTCTATGTAATTCCAACAAAGTACATGAGGGTTCACAAACCTGAAGAAATGGGAGCACCAGCAACCAAGTATCTTTATTGTCGTGATTGGGCTACTTACAGAAAAGGAACCCCAATTATTG